GTCTGATTGTTCCGGTACGTGCGTCTGACAGTTCCATTCCCATTGTCAACTTCAGAGATTAGAGTTTCTCCAGTTGGACCAGTTCCTGTAGTCGGAGTGGCAGTACCTGTGCCCGCGCCAGTTCCTGTCCCGGTACCAGTGCCCGTCGCTGTGGAAGTTCCCCCGGCAGTACCAGTGCCTGTGGCCGTAGAGGTTCCTCCCGTGCCGGTACCAGTAGCAGTAGAAGATCCTCCGGTCCCCGTCCCGGTGGCCGTCGATGTGCCCCCAGTCCCGGTGGCCGTGGAAGTTCCCCCCGTGCCCGTGGCAGTAGATGTGCCTCCGGCAGCAGTATTGACGATGTCTCCGAGGGTAGCCGAGCCGCCGGCCACATTACCTACTGTAGATGACGAGGAGCCGCCTGCGACGTTGCCGACTGTAGAAGATGAGGAGCCGCCTGCGACGTTGCCGACCGAAGATGTACCTCCAGTGACGTTGCCTACAGAGGAAGTACCGCCTGATACGTTGCCGACCGAAGATGTGCCGCCAGCGCCACCTGTGGCCGAAGACGTTCCACCTGTGGCCGAAGACGTTCCACCTGTGGCAGTGACCGGACCTGTCGAGCCTCCCGCGCCACCTGTGGCCGAAGACGTTCCACCTGTCGCGGTGACCGGGCCCGTAGAGCCGCCTGCTCCGCCAGTGCCCCCCGCCCCTCCATACGCAACATTGCTGATATTGGTGACCGGAGCCGTGGCGGCAGCAATTTGCCTGAGGTAGTTGACCTTCTCCTCGGTCGTGAGCGGGGTGACACTTACTCCGGGGTCGGCCGAGACCGTGACATCGAAGCGATTCTCAGGCAGGTTCGCCCCATAGATGGACTCGTAGCCTCGGCCCAGGGTGGATTGGATGGGGATGAATTCTGGGGACCTGAGGCCGACAAGTTGCGCGAAGGGGTTGGCCTGGGATAGGGCTACGGAGTCTTGACTGTAATTTGCGAAGCCGAACGGGGAGAATGTGCGGTCAGTCCGGCCCGGAACGTAGTGGCCCGCATAGACCCCAGGCCCCGGCCCGGGCATCGTAAGGGTTCCCCGCGTGACCGGGGACGCGAAAGAGGCTATAGGTTGAGATTGGGACGTGGCGGGCGGAGCGTCAATGTAGTAGGCAATGTCGCCTTCGCGCCCATAGACGGGGATCCGACCACCTTCAGCATAACCTTCGCGGACATATTTGATTCCACGGCTCATTTCTTGGTTACTCCCAGGAGGCCCTTATTGGACAGATCAGACAAAAGTTTGACGAGGGTCTGAGCTACGGCAGTGACCGCAATGTTGCCCAGATCGATAGAGACGCTCGTCGGTATTGTACCAGAAACTGCATAGCCTGTCACCCCCGGGCCCGTCACAACCTGGGTGTGGTAGATGTCGAGAACCCTGATAAGTTCAGACCATGCAGTCCGGGCGTCAGGCAGGAATGAGACCGGGGGCAGGGGCAGGACAGGTTTCATCGTTCCCCGTCCTTCACTTGGCGGAACCTGATAGCCCCGAGGCGCCACGAAGTCCCAAGGCCCGTCGCCTCGATTCTGTAGTAGGCGTGCCTTCCTCGGACGCGCATGTCGATCTTCTGAGTGTAGGCGGAGACCGTGAAGGGACCCTTGGTGATTTCCTGGGCCGGGGGCGTATTAGGATATTTGAGGGTCTTCAGGGTAATGTCGACAGTCCCTGGGAGGGAATCTCCGTTCCGGTCTGAGAAGTCGGGGACGATCCGATCAATGAACATGAGTTCCTGGCCCGCGTCCAGGTCGAAGAGGGAGGACTCGATGAAGGAGTCCATGGGCAGGCCGTCCGCATCGTCATTAAATTCGTGGTAGTAGAGTTTTGTTCCCCCCTCATAGGAGGAGGCAATGGGATAGTCATTGAGGCCCTCGTCGACCCAGGCCGTCCTGACCATAGTACCTATGGACCACGTCCCTTGAAGGTAGTCGTAGATGACGTAGGAGTCGATTTCCGAGGAGCCTTGACTGGGATAGAACCAGATGATCTCATTGTAGGCCGAGTTCGAGCCAGCGTAGATCTTGTCAAGTTGATTGCGGTCGAGTCGCCCAAAGACGTATCTGAGAACTTGGCATTCGAGGATCTGGGGGGCTCCGCCATCGTAGACCATGAAGCGTTCGTCGGCCATCCAGTACATCCGGCCCCCAGCCTCGACCATGGCGTTGGGTCCGAGGGTCCCGCAATTAGTGCCGATCTGAGTAAAGCCGAAGGTGAACGGGGGTCCGACCGTCTGCATCCCATAAAGGTTGTCGTCGGTCCATACGAGGATCTGGCCCCGGGACCTGCGGGCAGAGACGATCTTGTTGGCCCCCGAGAGAAGCTTATCCCCGGCAGTATTCGTGGCCGAGGCATTCCAGTCCGTCAAATTCTCCGAGGTACACCAGCGAATGTAGAGGGGATTGTAGGCCGAGGTGATAGCATCTGGGCACCCGAAGGAGATGAGGTGCCGGTCTTCGGGCGAAACCAGGATCCACGTATTTTGGGAGGGGGACGTGGAGACGAGGGCTGCCCTGACATTCGTACCTGAGGACTTGTCCCAGTAGTAGATGGGTCCACCCCGATAGGAGGCAACGAGGTCTTCCCCATAGTTGTCGAGGGACCAGTACCGAAGGGGAAGGACATTAGAGGCCGATGCCGGGGTACCCCAGCCTTGGGATCCGCCCCAGAAGCCTGCCCCCCAGCCGAAGAGGGGACTCGAATTGGCATTGCCCGTAGGAATGAGGAAGTAGCCCCGGGTAGCCCCGCCTCCTGAAATGGAGGTGAAGACGGCCGAGACTGGAGCGTGAATGGCGAAGGAATTCTGGTCAATGACTGAGACTGGGTAGCCGCCGAACGGGGCCGAGACTAGAGTGGGGAGGTCCCCGACCGATGTCGTAATGGAGGTAAAGTAGAAGTAGTCCCCTGTGACGGCATCATGATTTGGGACTGAGACGACCACTCGGGTAGAATCGGCCGAGGTCGAGATGATATTCGTGCCCGAGACTGAAGACCTGACGGGGGTGATGTCGTAATAGGTGCCCCCGTTCCACAGAAGGAGGTGCGAGTTGGTCCCTACGGCTACGTAGATTGTTCCGTCGAGGGCAGACCAGGGGAGGATGGACCGGGTAACTCCGGGCAGAACTTGGGAATCCTGGGCACCCTGGATGTTTTCCCAGCCTCCGATCTTCTCGGGCTTTCCGTACCGGAACCTGACCTTGTCGGCATCGTACCAGCCACCTTCGCCCGCGTACCGTGTCAGTTCGCGATTGATCCCGGCCCGAAGGTTGGATACGAAGAGGGAAGGACTAGTCACGGCGGAAAAGGGATTGGACGGTCTCACTTTCCCAGATGCGGATCCCCGTCCAGATGATGGTCACGAGGGCGGCAATGGCTGGGAGAATGCCCGCGAGGGTTCCAATGACCGTGGCGACTGAGACTGCATCCATTAGATTCTTGGCTTCCTCGTTCACGGGACGTCTCCGTAAGGATAGCGGGCCCTGATGTCAGCTACGGCCGCGAGCCACTCTTCCTTGGTCCCCTCGCCCCGCTGCCACTTGAAGAAGAGGGCATCGCTCTCCTGCCCGTAGGCAATGTTGCGTGCCCTCCGCAAATTTTGATTTTGGGATTCGACGTCCGCCTGAATGTCTTCGGGCGTCTTGTCTTCGACCTTGACTGTAAGGACCCGGCCGTCGAGAAGGTAGGGGGCTGCGGGGACCAGCTTCTGGGTGGCGCGGGCGTGGGCCAGGAAGGTGTCGACAGGGTAGCAGCCGGCCTTCGCAAGAAATTGGGCTGTCGGTCCACTCTGCGGAAAGGAGATCGTAGGGAAGAAGGACCGATAATCCCCGACGACAAGGTGACCATCTACATATTTTGCAATGAGCATAGGAGTCCTCACTTATCTGGGAATGGCCGGGTGGGCGGCGTAAAGTTCGCCGTGTAGCGCGCGACACCCTTGGTGATGCGAAGCTCGTCAATGAAGCCTTTCATCGGGTCACCTGCGGCCCTGTTAGCCCCGATGTACATGACGTTCGTCTGGTTGAAATCGGTCGATACTGTGCCGGTCCCGTCATTCGTCCCGTTGATATAGATCTTAGTCTGGTTGCTGCCTGTTCCCGCCCTGACCACGGCAATGTGGTTCCAGGCGTCCAGGGTTATTGCTCCAGACGAGGTTATGGTGCTTGAGGCGTAACTAAAGACAACTTTCTGCGTCGTGTTCAGGGACACAGACCAGCCCGTGGATGCGGTGCCTTTACTGACCAGACCCCGGTTAGATCCCGTGTCGCCTGTAGCTAGGTAAACCCAAAACTCAACTGTCAGGTTGCCGGTCCCTAGTTGGAGATCCGGATTATCCGGCAGCAACAGCCAGTCGCCCGTCCCATCGAACTCTATGGACCCCGTTCCAAATTTCTTTGTGCCTGTATCGATCTGCGCGTTGCCTACGGTTTCGAGGTCATTCTTGGCTGCGGAGTCGAAGATCGCGGCGTTCGTAAAGCTGCAAAGCAGCTGCGTGTTCGTGATCGCAGTCAGGGGAGATGTGGGCGGAGAGAAGTTCGCCGTGTATACGGCAGTACCCTTGACGAATCGCAGATTTGAAATGTGCCCGTTAAAGTCTTCCGTAGCCCCCCGATTCGTGCCAATGCGCACTTCTTCTGTCTGCGTGAAATCTGTCGACACAGTTCCCTGACCGTCAGCCGTGCCATTGATGTATAGTTTTGTCTGGTCAGTTCCCGCGCCTTCCCGAACAACGGCAACATGTGTCCATGCGCAGGCAGCTATTGTTCCCGTAGAAGTTATATTTGTGGTCGTATGAGTGAATTGCAGGGTATTCGATGATGTGACTTGAAAGACGATGCCCGTGGATGCGCCACCTTTAGCGAATATCGTATGGGCAGCCCCCGCAACGTTGCGATAGATCCAAGCTTCAATCGTAAATGCGCCTGCCCCTGGACGAAGATTTACATTGTCAGCTATGGACAGGTAGTCGTCCGTCCCGTCAAAATACCCGCTCGCGCCTAGTCCCGTCGTGTAGAAGCTCGTCGGGGCGAACGGCGCGAAGGATGTCACCCTAGTGTCGCCGTTGCGCGTGATCGTGAAATTGTTAGTGCTGTTATCGATGAACCGATTGGACTGGCAGGTCAGGAGCGACGTGTTTGAAATTGCGGTCAGTGGAGATATGGGCGGAGTGAAATTAGCCGTGTATACGGCAGTACCTTTGACAATACGAACATTAGAGATATATCCGCCAAATGTACCGTTACCGTTACCATCGGCGCCTATAGCTAACGGATAGCTGATGTCTTTATACGATAAAGAATCAGCCGCAGATGCTGCTTGCGTGCCGTTTAAAAATAATTTTACCGTGCCCCCGGTTCTAGAAACTGCGACGTGAGCCCACTCATTAAAATTAACGGCTGTCGTAGAAGATATGCTTGTAGTCCCGCCAGTTGACTCAGCGTAAAAAACCAAGTATCTGGTAGAGGCTTTAAGAATCAGAGACCAGTTTGTGGTTGAGCCGAGCGCAATGTTGCCGACAATTAAACAATTGTCAGAAGAGGCGCCGACCGTATTTGCTAGATTGATCCAAGCTTCTATTGTAAAATCTCCGGTCCCAAATTGAAACGCTGCATTATCAGGGGCGGTTAGATAGTCCCCGGTGCCATCAAAGTAGTTGCTCCAGAGCGTCCCGTACGGGTTAAAGGATCCCTGAGTGGTATTCCCATTGCGGGTGATGGTGAAATTATTCGACGAGCTGTCGATGAACGTATTGTTCTGTCCGCCATTGGTCCCGTCCCCGTGGAGCAAGAGGGCGACGTTCTCAAAGTAGGGGTCAGTAGGTCCGCCCCCAGACATGATGAGATTTTCAACGAGAAGCATTATCGGCCATCCTGCAGGCTAAAGACTCCGTACCAATCTGTCCCGCCATTATCGGTCAAAAATGTCAAAATGTCCACACCTCCTGAAGTCAAGACGGGGACAATTCCTTCGGACCAATTGACTGTACTTGGCCAGACGACTGTATGTGCGCCGCCATTAGTCAATTCGAGGATGAAGCCACCTGCTGTGGGAGACGCGGGCGGGTTGACGAAGAGGAAAGACGTAGACCCTGCAACATATGCCGAGATGTAATTGCCCAGGGTAAGATCTATGCTGACAGAGGCGGAGACCGAAGCCAGGGCATTAGCGACTAGGGCATAGTCTTTGAAGAGGGGCCGGACCACTTCCTTATCGTAGAAAGTCGTCGTGGCCGAGACGTCAACTGCCGAGGAGAAGACGGCAGCCCCCGAGACAGTGACCGAACCTCGGAGTGTTGTCTGGCCCGCGACGAGTAGGGAATTGTTGACGGAGACTGAGGTGTTGAAGGTGACTGCCGACGTAAATGTGGAAGCACCCGAGACTACGACGGGACCCCTGAAAGTCGACGTGCCGGAGACTGAGACCGAACCTCGGAGATCAGTCTGGCCCGTCACAACCATAGAGCCGGAGACTGAGACTGAGGTATTGACGGTCAGGGCCGAGGTGAAAGTATTGAGGTTCGTAAAGGTATTAGCGGACGTCAGATAGGCGTAGCCTCCGGTCGGAATGGTATCGACGACCGTAGTCCCATTTGAAATGGCGAAGACCCAGCGGCCTCCCGGAAGATTGAAGCCTGTGCCCCCAGATGTCCTGAAGGTGACTGAAGCCCCTGTCGCATTATTAAGGACCCAATAGCCCTTGGCCGCGTCCGGGACGATGACACTGATGGCCGAGGTGAGGGCGCCAGTCAGGACAATGAAGGCGTTCCGACCTGGGGAGTCCGAGGTGGCCGAGGCATTGACTACGCTAAGGTAGACCGACGAGTTGCCCGCGATATTGACGGACTGGTAGCCTGCGATGGCCTGCTCGACCTTGTCCAGGTTCGTATTAGTTTTGTTGCCCCAGGTGTTGGCATTTTCCCCCTGGGCCATCAATTCGAGGCGGAGGGACGATGAATAGGTACTGGGCATCAGAGACCTCCAGGAGCCATAGTGTTATCTCCGCCTGCTGGCGAACTATTATTGAGGTTGTCGTCCTGCCTCGTGCGCCGCGCCTCGTTCCGAAGTTTTGAGACCGCGTCCTGGTACTTGGCTTCCCAGAGGGCCGCTGCCGTATAATTCTTCATGAACATGCAGGCTTCGGACATGCACCCATAGAAGAAGGCTTCGGGAGCGAAGTCCGTCAGCCAGTTCGTAGAGGTGCCGACCGGCCCTATGGACGTGGGGATCTGGACGTAGCTGAATTCGACCTGAGAATTTGATTCTGGGGCCGGGGCCAGAAGAAGTTGGTTGTAGCTCCAGCGGGCATAGTATTTGGGGGTGCCCGTATTGGAGCGGACAGGCCAGTATTCCCGGAGGAACTCGTCAGTCCTCATGATGAGTTGCGAGTAGGTGCCCGCAGAGACGTGGGTGACTGCCTTCAGGACCAGAGTGTCCGAAGGAACTGAGACGAGGGGCGTGGACGAAACCAGGGTGACTGTCGTATAGGTGACGAGGCCATAGGTGTCGACGTCTCGGGCGAGGCGCATCCGGGTCTGGTCGATGAAGACGGGAATAGCCAGGGCGAATTCGGACCCGTCATTCTCAGACGCATTCTGAATATTGGTGACGAGTTCTGAATATGAGGTGGCCATTATTTGCTATCCTGCATGCTCTGGACCCCGCGCCATGTTGAGCCGCCATCGTCCGTAATGAAGACGACTACGTCCACACCCGAGGTCGTAAAGGTGGGGGCCGTTCCCCCAGGCCATGCGACTGTGGCTGGCCATTTCTGGGTGAAGCCGCCAGCATTCGTCAATTCCATGATGAAGCCGCCGGCATTCGGGGAGGCAGGTGGATTGGCAAAAACCCACGTGATGGATCCCTGGACCCGGGCCGAGAAGTAGTTACCTTGAGTGAGATCGACCGAGGTCGTGGCCGAGACCGTGGCGAGGGCGACGTGCGTCAGAGCATAGTCTGTGAAACGGGGCCGGAAGACCTCGCTATCGGCAAAGTTCATCGTGCCCGAGACCGAGACCGAAGTATTGAAGGTGGTCGCAGACGTAAAGGTGGAGAGGCCCGAGACGAAAAGGGAGTTGGCCAGGGAGACCGAGGACTTGAAGGTGACCCCCGAGGTAAAGGTGGAGAGGCCTGAGACTCCGAAGGAGCCCGAGACTGAGACTGACCCGAGGAGTTGAGTGGGACCCGTGACGACCATGGAGCCTGAGACGGAGACCGACGTATTGACGGTCATGGCCGAAGTGAATGTGGATAGGCCCGAGACGAAGAGGGAATTTGCGAGAGAGACCGAAGACTTGAAGGTGACTCCCGAGGTGAACGTGGCCAGACCCGAGACCCCGAATGAGCCTGAGACCGAGACCGTGCCCAGGAGTTGAGTGGGGCCCGTAATGATTAGGGAGCCAGAGACTGAGACCGAAGTATTGAAGGTGGTCGCAGACGTAAAGGTATTGGCCCCCGTGAAGACTTGGGTTGCCGAGAGGCGCGCGGGCGTCGGAGTATTGGCAAGAGATGCATAGTACGCTGCGAGAGAGGCACTGTCCGCAGCCTGGGTAGCAAAGGCAGAGGCTGAGACTTTGTAGACTTGCGCCAATGACGCATAGGCTGCCGCAGAGACATTGGCCGTCGATGCCTGCTCTGCCCAGAATTGGGAGACCGAGGCTGCCGCCTGGGCCGAAATCTTGTAGATGTTCGAGAGGGACACATCGACATTTGCAATGGAGGCTGCCGCTTCTGCCGAGATCCTGTAAATGTTCGAGAGGGAGGAAGCAGTATTTGCCTGCGTTGCGTAGAGGGACGCTTCCGACCTGTAGACGGCGGCCACGGAAACTTCACCGACAACTTCAGAAGCAATGGCCGAGGCACTTGACTTGTAGATGAAGGCGAGGGAGGAATAGGAACCTGCCTCCGAAGCATAGGCCGAGGCCGAGACCATGTAGATCTGGGCTGCCGACGCATAGCCTTCAGCCTGGGTCATGTAGGCCGAGGCCGAGGCCGCATATTGCTGGGCATTCGAGGCCGCGACGAGGGCGAGGGATGCCTCCTGAGCTACAGACGAGACCTGGGCTGCTGCCGAGACCGCGACATCTGCTGCCGATGCGGCCTGAATGTAGGAGGCCGAAGCATCTGCGGCGTAGACTGCGGCAGCAGATGCGGCAGCCAGGGCCGAGACCTTGTAGAGGTTAGAATTGACTGCCGCGACCGAAGCTAGGGCCGCATAGGTGGCTGCGTCATTTGCATAGCCTGCGGCCACGCCGACGTTCGAGGCGATGGTGTCGATTTGGATTCCGGGATAGATGACTGCGACTTGCTTCGTGCCTGCCGAAAAGTCGACCAGGGCATTCCCATTTGACGACGTATAGATTGTGTCCCGGGCGAGGGTGGGGATTCCGGCAGCCAGGACGAAGGTGCCCAGGCCCACTTCGAACTCGTCGAGGGTCTGATGGGTAATGACGTAGTAGCATTGGTTCCCGGACCCGACACCCTGGAGGAAGGTGCGGAAATTGCGGACTGCCCCCAGGAGGACCATGGGATTTGTGCCCTGGGTGGTCGTATTTTCGCGGACGCGATCTGCATTGATGATGGCCATCAGGAACCTCCAGGACCACCGTCTTCGAGGGGAAGATTCTGGTCGTCCGTACTTTCGTAGTCGATGGCCAGATTGACATCGGGCCGGGGGAATCGTAGACCTTGGGGATCGGGGAAGACTGGGGGCGGCCTATTCTGCGGGTGGGTGACAAGGTTGAAAGATTTGTCGTCGCACGTGGAGCAGACTCGCCAGCGAGTACCCTCTTCGGACCTGATCTGGAGGTAGCGGTACCTGAATCCGCACCGGTCACAGAGGGACCATGAGTGTCTGCCCGAGGCGAATTGGGACATCAGTACCTCCTGTAGCGGGGCACGATGCGCAGGGACGCCCTCTCTCGATCCTCCTCGGTAGCATGTAGGAGTTGCTCTTCGTATTCGGCCTTGACCAGGGCGAGGCGCTCCAGGGGGAACTGCATGCCTCGATTGAGGGCAAGGTAGTAGGCGAGGCCGGCAACGAGGGCAGGCCAGAAGCGCCTAGGAAAATCTGGGGTGTTCGAGAGGGCCCCCGCGTCCTGGATGAAGCGCATCTTCCAGTAGATCATGACGTCTGTCGAATTTTCGGGCGCGGGCCAGAGGTAGATCTGGGGCGCGTCACGCTGCCGGTCGACATAGTAGGTCGTGGGCCTACCCTTCTGGGTCTTGCGGGGAATGTCCAGGTATTCTCCGTACCCGATGCGGACGACAGGTACGTCAGTCCCCGATCTCCTGATGACCATGTCGAGGACATCGAGGGTATCCGAAGAGCAGGTGACCGTGGCTACTGCGGAAGTAAGAGTGACCTCGACCTTTGTGAGGGTATGGAGGAGGATTCCGCGATTCGCCAAATCTGTAAAGAGGAGGTCCAAGGCGCGGCGGGACACCCGAGCCTCGGTCCCCAGTGTTGGTTCTCCCCCGATCCGAAGAGTTGCCTGTTCAAGTAACTCGTCGAGCGGAAGGGAAAAGTTGTATGTCCCGGAAGTGGTCATCCCTTGGCGGACCCACCCTTAAACATCATGGCTTGCCGGCGGGGCATCATGGGAGTGCGCGCCCGTGGCATCTTGGGAGTCATGCCCCCGCGAGCCAATTTGGTCAGGGGTTTGCCAGGATGGAGCGCCTTCTCATGCTTGTGGACGGCGGTCTTGATCTTCCCGCCCTCGGCATAGGAGGAGGCGATCCGGCCACCCTTCTTCTTAATCTCATAGTCGAAGCCGCGCTCTGCAGCCCCGGCACCACGTGATTTCATAGGAATCTCCTTATCGAAATTTGTAATCGCCGCCCCGAGTGGCCTTGCCCATTCCCCGGCAGGTGCCCCCCGAAGCCATCTTCTTGACATGGCCACCCTTGGCATAACCCCGGGCTTCCATCTCGCGGGCACGCTCCTCCCCGTGGACTGCTCGCCGAAGGGTCCGCATTAAGTTAGACTCGGGGCCCCGGGGGATGCGCGTAAAAGGGGCTGCCGTGGCCCGAGACGCTCCGACAATGTCCTCTTCACTCATGCCTCCGCCTTGGACCGTGGGGGCACGCTGAATCCGGGGCGCTGACGGAGGGGGCGGAGGAGCACGACGGCGAACCGGGGGAGGACGGCTTGCCCGCTCAGCCCGAGTCTCCGTAGTCGGAGTCTCCGAACCCATGCCGGGGACTGCCCCCCTGGTTTCGCGCCGCATCTCGCGTTCGTCTTCGGTCTCGCGTCGAACTTCCTTGGGAGCCTCGCGCCGACCCCCGAAGAAGCCCTTGATGTCTTCGAGACTATATGACTTGATCTTGTCGTAGTCCTTAGTCCGCTCGACGTCGCCGCCTTCAGAATATTTCCGGGTACGCATCACTTGGATCCCTTCACCTTGCCGCCTTTGCGGTACGCAGGGCTGCCTTTCACGGGGCGCTCCTTGCGATAAGTGGTATACATTGTATATACGTCGGGCTTGGGGAACTCGTTCTTGTAGGAGGTTCCCCGGACGGCAGCCCCTGTGCCTCGCATCTTGGCCATGGTAGCCTCAATCGTAAAAGTAGGTGATGCCGCAGCCCGAGCCCCCTGAAACCTTGACGAACATCGCCTGCGTGAATCGGATGCCTGCGCCCGGAATCAGGAGGGGAGTCGTATCAGGGTTGCCTACGGTAGCTCTGTGCGGCAACTCTAGCTGGAGGAGGAGCGGGCCCGTGGTCGATGTGGCTGCCGACGCATCGTAAAAGAAGACCGTGCCACTGGCTGCACTGTGAAGGTACAGGGCCTTGAGCCGCGTGGGCCTGTCTACGACGACGGCCGAGACCGCAGAAGTGAAGGATGACTTGACGTCGGTCCACATGGATCAGGCCAACGTGGTAAAGGCCGGGATTCGATAGATGACGCCAGCAGCGGTCTTGAACGTAAGGAAGGCTGCGGCAGTGACCGGGACCGAGACCGAGGCAGCAGTAAGCTGATTGAGGATCAGGGTGCCATCAGTATCAATGCCGAAGTCTGCCGTCGAGGTTCCGACCGAGGCGACGACGACGACAGGATATGCTTCGCGAGTAAATCGGGACATGAATATCTCCGTAAATGTAGGACCACGTCCCCGATTCTTGCGCCGGGGTATCGGCCAATTTTACCAAGAATGTGGGTAAAATGCAAGATGTGAAAAGGGGGTTGAGACATTGCCCCAACCCCCCGTTCATTCAGATTGATGATAGATCAGGTAGCGCCTGACGAACCATAGAAACCGCGCCAATCAGACCACCCGAAAGCGTAACGCTCACGAGCCTTGAACCGAAGATTGCCAGTATCGAAATCCGGCTCCATCTTAGTCTGGAGCGGAATGCGATTGAACATCTTGGTGCCGTTCGGCGCGTCCGTCTTGATGAACCACGCATTCGAATCCGTGAAGCGGTGATTGATGTGGTAGCCGGACGGAAGCATCGACATGTTCTTGAGAGCATTGATGTCGTTATCCGTCGTACCGACACGGCCCGGGCTCTTCAGGAGGCGCTCGGCCACAAACTGAAGCTGGGGCGGGATGTGCAGACCCATGCCCCGGGTGCCGATGAGAATGCCACGATCATCCTTGAAGAGCGAGATATTGATCAGGGCATTTTCGAGGCCAGTCTCGGACAGGTCGACCGCAGTCGTATTGGAGAAGTTGCCTGCCCCAATTGTCGGGTGCGACGCCGAGAAGAGCGGGACTCCGTCACCTCCTGGATAGGCAGTGCTGAAGCCGTTATTGAAGACGTTCGCGGCCTTGACCTGCTTCGTATTGGCCATCGCGCGGGCGAGAGCCTTGGCACGAACGCGGGCAAAGGTGTCATAGAGGTTGTCCTCCATGGCCTCTTCCGTGATCGAGAACGCCAGAGCGATGGTCTCCATGGTGTAGCGAGAGGTCCACGCTTCCTGGGCGTTGTCGTACTCGACGGCGGCACCCTCGTCCTTGACCGGAGCAGTGCCGAAGCCCGTGAAGAGAACTTCCTCTTCGAAGGCGCGCTCGGAACTTTCGATCTCGAAGAGCGGGAGATGCTCGTCGTCGACCTGACCATACTCCACGCCGAAGACCGCATTGAGCCCCGGCAGAAGCTGTTTGGCAATATTTGCCCTGGTAATTGCAGCCATTTCTTATACTCCTTAGAAGGCCGAGGCCTGGGTGTCGATGTGCTGAACGACGCGCACCTCGACGATGGGGAACGCATCCCCGAGTGCATTGTCTGGCGTATCGTAGATGCCGAGGAGGCGGACCATCTTGGTGGCCGTCGTGCGGGTCGATGCCTTGAGGACCGCCTGCGACTTGCCGAAGGTCGTATTGACACTGCCGACTGCCGACAATTCGAAGTTCAGTCCGAGGTCGGCCGCCGAGACCGAGGCATCGGCCTGAACGATGAAGGTCGCGCGGGCATCGTCCACGACGTAGCAGTAGATGTTGCTATCGTAGGACGAGGTGGCTGCCGGCAGGTAGTTGGACCATGTCGGCCGCTTCGTGACCGGGTCCACCCACTTGAAGCCCTTTGCCACGCCCACGATGTAGTCCGTCGCGGCCGAGGCAATCCGGAAGTCACCGCCCGGGATCTGCTTGACCGGGTCACCATCGCCCACGTCCGAGGGACCGGCAGAGGCGCCCCAGCGGTACGTATTGAGGGCACCAGAGTTGGGGCCGCCACCGCGAATCCTGACAGGCTGAAGGCCGAAAGGCCGTTTCGTAGTCGTCATATCGTTATCTCCTGGCGGCCCCAATCCTTAGTCTAGTGTGGGTGTTCGGCCACCGGTAAACACCTTACTAGATGTCCCTCGACTTGAGATGGGGAGTGCCCTATTAAGGCCCCGGTTCTCCGCGAGTTGCCGGTCGATGGCATCTGCGAGTGCCCGGGTCCTTTGCTGCATCTGCCGCGTCCGAGACTCTGAGATCTCCAGGGGCAACTTGCAGAGGGCGAGGTCCCCGATGACGATGATGTTGCCGTGTTTCCCGTAGTCGAGAGAGGGTGCCTCGGGCCACTCGGGCGCATCATCTTTCGGAACGAACTCGTAACCTTCCCGGAGGCGCGTCATGACATTGACTGGGTCGGGCTTGCCTTCGAGCATGATGCGAACCCACCTAGTTCCGAAGCCCTCAGACTTGAGGCGCCTCGTCAGAGAGTCCGGCACTGCCAGTTCGTTCGGCTCCTGCCATTCCCGTTTCCGGGCTGATTCTGCCCGCGTCGGATGTGTCATCATCGTCTCCGTTTCACGTCAATTGTCACATAGTCGTTACCCGCAGCCTGGATTTTCTCCGCGTATCGGGCGGCATCTTCCAAGGCTACCCCCAACTTCTTGGAGGTCGCGACGGTAGCCTCATCGAGGCGAATCCGCCGGGTGGGTGTCCTAGACCCTGCGACAACAGGATTGCGGGGTTCCTGCGCCCGAAGCCGTGGGATGTTCTCCACGATGCGTCGATCCACTTCCTCGTAGAACTCAGGGCTTGCGGGATCATATCCCTCGGCAATGAGTTGTTCCGAGACTCCCACGGCAGCCATCGTAGCTACGTGGTCTTTCCCCTCTCCTCGGCCAAACCATGGATTCTTGGCCATCCACTCCTGGGTTGCCGGCGCCACATTAAGTTGGGGCGGGGCCTGGACCGGGGTGGGAGCCCGGGCTGGCGCGGGGACCTTATTGTTCTGGGCTTTGGACCAGGAGTCTAAGGCCTTGAGTTCCAGCTTGGCGTCCATGAGTTCGTGCTGAGCCTGGAGGAGTGCGTCCTTGTCCGCTGCCTCGTAGGCGTCCTGGAACCTCTTCTCGGCCGTCTTCAGTTTCGTGTCCAGGGACTGGGCGTAGACTGAAAGGGCTGAGTTCTCAGTACCTTTGGCCTGCTCGGCAACTTGACGGGACTCGGCTTCGCGCTGCGCGGCGAGGGCCTCTGCCCGGGTTGCTCGATCCTCCAGTTCTTTCGCGCGAGCGACGAGTTGGCGGATCCTCTTCTCGGCCCGCGATCCGTATTCTGGGGCGGGCTTTGGCTCAGGACTCTCTTCTTTGGGAGGGTCCGGGACTTCTGGGGCTTTGGTATCCTTGACGTCAACCTCGACCCAGGATTGGTTCTCTTCTGTCACAGTTGCGATCCTGCGTTACGCGAATCCAAGATACTTAAAAGTTGAGAGATTGTCAATACCCATTTGTCTAAAATTTTAGGTATTGGTCACTCGTTGATTCTTGCGGGATCTTGGACGACCGCAAGAACTTCATCATCGTTGAGGAGGAGGAACTTGACTCCCCCGTAGGAGAACTTGGCGCCCGAATAGCGGGGATAGAGGATGTAGTCCCCGACCTTGCACCAGGGGTCGCCCATGTCGTCCCGCGTATAGGCCTTGGGTCCAATGACTTTGACTTGGCCTACACTTCGGATAAGGTCCATCATCTCGATGGTCTGGTCCGGGATGATGATTCCCCCCTTACTCTTGGGGGCATTGGGGATAGGCCGGACGAGGATGCGCCAACCCCGTACTTCGGGCAGAGGCTCAGGATCTGGAATTTGGGGATCGGTCCACCACGAGGAGTTTCCACTACTCTTCGGTGTCGGAAGCATCAGCAATCTCCTGTAGAAGGTTGATTGCTTCCAACATACCAGCACTATAGCCTACGTGCCACATATATTTTTCGTAAGAGTCGGCGCCACCTTCGAGAAGTTGAGTTGCTACTTGGCGACGCCGCTCTTCTATCGCTCGTCGGAAATGACTTAGCACTTTCCGCCCTTAGCTTTCTTGACAATTCCACCCTTCATAAAGGTGCCAGACTCGTCACCCCGGAGAGTGGCCCTTTTCGCGCGGGCAGAGAACTTTTCAGAGGAGAGTTTGGACGGATCGCCCATCTTTCCGCCCTTAGCCTTCTTAATCATTTTCATCATGTAAGTATCCTCAGTAGATAGTGGCTTTTTTAAGACCCTTAGTTTCACAGCCTGCCCCTCGGACTGATCCGCCCCGAGCATATTTGGAGACCGGGGGAGCAGGCGGAGGAGGAGGAGGCGGGGGCGGCATGGGGATGCCCTTGGTGATCGTGGCCCGGTCTGGGTTCCGTCGATCACTCCGGGGCTTGCGCGGCCGGCCCGTCTCCTCTTTCTTGGCCGCCTCACGGGCACGGTCCTCGTCGAGGCGATCCAGGAAGTCTTGAGACCTCTGGGCTGGACTGATTTCTCCACCTTCGGCATAGGCTGGACCCTTAGCCCGCATCGCGGACTTGAGGAACTTGGACCGAGCGTCGGCCTTGTTGAATTCTTTGGCGGTCTTCATGGGAACTCCTACCTTCTTGGCAAAGACTGGGTCGTGGGCTGCCCCTGCCATAAGGCGAGCCTGGGCGAAAGATTTACTGGGCACCTGTCTGTCTCCTTAAGGCTTGGACGCTCTGAAGGGCTGCATTGCGGGTCGACTCCCCGTCCTTCTGCTTAATCTTGAGGCCTTCGATGTAGCCCTTCTGGTCCTGGGCCTGCTGCCGCAGGTCGAGCTCACGGTTCCGGACTGCCAATTGGGCCGCATTATTGAGCATCTTGTCTTCGTGTTCCTTCGCCCGAAGTTGAAGTTCGGCCATCCCGAGTTGGACCGTGGGGTCTTGCTGCATCTGCTGCATTTGCTGCAGTTGCATCTGAGCCTGGGCGACGTGCTGCTGAACGACCTGCGTAATTGCGAGGGCCTGGGCTTGATCTCCCGAGGCGCCCGAAGCCATGGCCGCCTCCGCGAACTGCATGAGGGTATGCTCCTGAATGTTGGCCTGGAGGGCCGGGAGCAGGGGACCGAAGACGGGGTTCTGGCCCACCTGAGGATCTTGCACGAGGGCCATCTTTGCCATAATGTGGGCCTGATGATCCTGCCCGGGAAAGGCCCTGATCGGCATGCCCTTTGTGAGGGCCATGACGTCTTCGAGGGGCGACATGGGCTGGGGTTCCTGGGGCGGAGGAAGGATTGCCTCGACGTTCTCCACCTCCATGGCACTGTAGACGCGCCGGTACACCTCGTACAGATTGTGGAGTTGGGGAGCCTGCTGGGCCATCTGCAGGAGAGTCGTGGCCCGCGTCAGCCTGTGGGCATTCGACGGAGTATTGGGGTCCGACGAGGGGACAATCTCAATCTCAGAGTTGATGTCCTGGACGAAGATCTCGGCCGGGGCACCCTGGATGGGATAGGGGTACCTGGAAAGGTAGTCCCGGTCGATGCGCCTGAGGATCTTGAATTCGTGCTTCTGGGCCGCGTGGATCCTCTTGTGGGTGGCCGCGAAGAACTTGGTCGAGGCTTCGAGAAGAGCCAGGGTCGTTCCGACAGGCCCGTAGTTGGTCGAATCCGAGATGACTTGCTCGGTCGTATCTGCAAACTTCTGGCCTGCCGCAACTACCTTGTCGTGCAGGGCGAGCAGAGTCTGGGACGGCTCCTTGTAGGGCAGGGGGAAGATGGCCTTGGAGACGTCCTGAAGGGTAGAATCGACATCGCGCCACTCGCCCGGGGCAATGGGATCATTGGAGCCGACCACTCGCATCGACTTGAGTTTGAAGCCGCCCTGAAGATTGGCGAACATCCCCGAGTCGACGAGGGCACGCATCGTCAGGGTGGCAGTCTTCGAGAGGGATCCGATCAGATGGATGAGGCCCAGGCCGTAAAAGCCCATCGTCGGAACGTACCTGTAGTGGACGAACCATTCGAGCTTCTTGCGGGCCGGATCTTGGGGATTCCAGTTGCGCCTGACGGCCAGGACTGTCCGAGACTTACTGTCGACCGTGACGATGTAGGGGAGGGCCCCGTCCTTGGTCTCCTGGAGGGAGTCGAACTTGAAGTAGCCGTGGTACTCGTAGAGTTCGTGGGCCTTGTAGCCCGAGGGGGGAGTGACGCCCTGGAGTTCGTCCACCTTGGCCGCAATGAGGCTGGGCTCGACTACCCCAGGATCTCCCACTCGGGTATCCCTATAGATACCATTGGAGATGTCGAGGGCTAGGTCCTCGGGGGAACGATGTATAATGTGGGTGTAGCGGGCCGCGCGCCTAAGGTCGGGAGCATTGTAGGAGACGACGAACTGGTCTGCCGAGATGTAATCTGATACGGGCCGTCCCAGCGATGAATCAAAGTACAGTTTTCGGAAGCAACTTCCAACCAGAGGCAGAGCGAAGAGGAGTCGTTCGGTCTCATCGAAGTACTCCACCATATCTTCGGTAATCTGCCAGTTCATGAACTCCTTGAGGCGGGCGGCAGCAGCGTCCTTTTCGGGACTGGGTGCACCCCACGTACGAGTGCGGACGGGGCCTGCTGCAGGAAAGAGTTCCTGGACCGCCTTACTTTGGAACTTGACGACGTTCTCGATCAGGAGTGGGTGGTTGGCCGTGCAGGCTCCTTCGAAGGGTTCCGAAGCCTCCTCAATTTTAAGGCCAAGTTCTTCCATGCCTCGGACGATGAGATTTTCCCACTCACTGCGCGAATCCAAGTCATCCCTAACATCGTCACATATCTTGCTGCCCACGCGAGATAAGTCCGAGTCGTCCAAATACTCAGCAAGATTAGCGTAATGATCTGTAATATCAACACGGATTTCCTCCTCCCCAAATTCCACGTCCACTCCGCCATCGTCGAGTTCGACAATGACTGACTTCAGTCCCAGGGGGGTCAGGGGATTTGCATTTTCGATCATATGGGGAGTCCAGGCTGCATCGTGCCATCCTACCAGATATGTGGGGTTTCATCAAGTGCGCCAGTACGTCTTCCTTTTCCTGGCCGGGGCTCCCTCTTCAGTAATCGTCGTATCGTCCTGATTGTATAGGGAGTACGAATCCCGCAGGTAGAGGAGGGCGAGTGTCATCGTATCGACCTGATCGTCATGTTTCCCGCGCGGGAAGGCCAGGGCCTCTTCTGCCAAGTCGTAGGCCCATTCTGCCCCTTCGGGAAGCCACACTCGGCCCGATACGAAGAAGCGGAGAATGGCATGAACCCGGGCCACCTTGTCCTGGCCCTTGCCTGGAATGTAGGGTACGACGGGGAGCCCCGCCCTCTGAAGGTCTGGCAGGAGAACTTCACCCGACGCCTTCTTCTCGACGATGATCCTGTCAGGACTATATTTGCGGGCGAGGGCCCGGGCATTTTCTAGAAGTTCAGGGTATTCCCAGCGGCCCCGTCTATTGGCCAGGAGGATGGCATTTGGAACATTGAACTCCTTGCCCCGTGAGTCCTGGTATCCCGTAGTAAAGATGCCCCAGACTTGGAGGACCGAATAGTCATTGGACTCTCGCCGCCCGAAGGCCGTATCGGCAGCCATCAAGATCGCATCACATTCGGGCAAAGTCTTGTTTTCGGGCCACCACTGGATCTGCTCAACTTTGATGAGGTTGCCTTCGGCCGCAGTAGGCTCCTGCTGGTACAGGGCATTCCACTGGCTGCGGGGCATCGTGGGATCGTCCCGCAACTTTTCGAGAAAGTCCCGGGGCCACCGCTCAGGCCAGTAAGATTCCCCAGTCTCGGTCAGGGCCGGAATACTGAGGACCTTCCACTGCTCTGCCTTGGGGTCCTTGTCCTGGGCGTTAAGGAGCCAGCCTGCAAGGTCTTCCTGGTGCCACCTCGTCGTAATGATGAGGATCCGGCCGTCAGGCTGAAGTCGGCTCCTCAGGCCTCCGGGCCACCAGTTCTTGACGAACTCGCGTGATGCCTTGGACATGGCATCTTGCTCTGAAAGGGGGTCGTCGATAATAGCCAGATTAGCACCACGGCCGGCAATGCCTGCAGTAATACCGGCCGCAACATAGACCCCGCCCTGCTCAGTATTCCAGCGATTCGTGGCCCGAGAGTCAGCCCTGACCCTCGTAGGAAAGATCTGCCCATAGTCTTCGGACTGGAGGAGGTTGCGCGTGTCACGTCCGAAGGCATTGGCAAGTTCCTGCGCGTAGGAGACTCCCATGATTTGCCACGAAGGGTGTCGGCCCAAAACCCACGAGGGGAAGAGGACCGACCCATTAAGACTCTTCATGGACCGGGGAGGCATAAAAATCATGGCCCGAGCCCGGGGCGTCTCGTCGACGTACTGGAGCAGGTCCGCGATCTTCTTCAGATGGTCCCCGTCCACGAAGCCTTCGGGCAGAATCCAGGGGGCCGCCAGTTGCATATAGGCGTAGTAGGAGGCCCGGGCCTTGGATTCTGCCAGTAGCTTTAGTTGCTGAAGGAGGAGAACGTCACTCAAGTTTCACTCCGGCAATCTTCGCGAGTCTCTGAACTTCGGCAATCCGGCCGGCCGAGTCCTCAGGTATCTTGGCGGAGACTGAGAGGACTGCCTTCTGGTCGACGAAGTAGCCGAGGGCCTTTCCGAGAAGTTCCGCAGCCCTATTGGCCCCCGAATAGTCCCCGTCCGACATCGCCTTCACATAGGTATCCTTGAGCATATCCAGGTATATGTCCCGAGAAAATTGGGCGCGGGCCTCGTCTCGGCGGCGCATCTCGTCCAATTTCTTCTGGATGACGGGCCGCTCAAGCCAGCGCCTCGCCATGACTTCGGGGTGGTCTCCCGTGTAGCCTGCGGCCGCTGCGCATTCCGCGAGGGAGTTCCCGGCCATATACTCCTTGATGAAGATGTGCTCTTCGGGCTTCAGTGGCCTATTAGGCCTCTGGACCATTTTCCGAGAGACCGTGGCCCTCTTCTTCGCCTCGGCCATCAATTCGGGGTCAATGATTCCGTTCATGCTGCGCTCACCTGAAAGACATCCTTAAGGTAATTTTCGAGGCGCCTGAGTTCGAGGGCCATGCGGCCTGTGCCCCCTTCTCGCCCATTAGTCCTCCACTCTATGCCATTCTTGCGGAGATCTTCAGACAATCTTATCACCCTATTCCTCAATTGCAAGCTATTTGTGGGCCAATTCTTGGAGAGGGGATTCTGGCCCAAGTCTTTGAGGAGTTGGGCCCACGTCCCGTGCCACAGTTCCTTGTTCTCCATGAACTTGATGATGGCCTGGGCCACCTCACTATGTTCGATGAAGTGGGACGATGTCTCCATTTTGTTGCGCGAATACGCCTGAAGGAACCTATCCCCCTCGGCCCCGAGGCCTGCGTAGGCCCAGCGGGCAAAGTTGGCCATGCGTGGAGCATTATTAAGTTTGACCTGGGGGAAGCGGGCCTGGGCTACAGCCACGCAGTCGAACAGGGCCCCTAGGATGTTGGGAAGGTCCTGGTCTACCGAGGCCCAGAACGTGTCATCGTCGAGCCGCATTCCCTCCTTGATCGAGGGCAACTCAAGGTTGATGCTGCGGGATATGAGGTCTTCGCGCTCGGCAAAGGCCGGGATCCCATTAAGGACGATGGGTCTGCAGGCAGTAAAGGCCGCCTCAGTCGTATCCGTATAGAGGGCACGACCTCCGAGGGCCCCGGTCCCCGTCGAGATGCGGCAGAAGGAATCGCTCAAATTGCCCTTCAGGAAAGACATGTTGTCGAAGGCGAGGACGAAGGAATTCTTGACGGCAGCTACGAGATCCCTGTTGTTGTCTAGGGGTTCCCTCATGTCGAGGGCGTGGGGATCTATGATCTTTCTGAGAAGGCGGGTCGTCGTACTCTTGGCCGAACCCTGCTCCCCATTGATGATGAGGATGGGGTAGGGACCCCCGGGCTTCATGGCCCCGATGAGCCACGCAGCTATCAGATAAATGTCGTCGTTCTTTGTCCGGATGTGCCTTGAGAGGAGTTCTACGAGGTTACCTCCGTCCCCAGGCCTGACTTGGCCGAGCATGCCCCCGGGCCGATAAAAGTGGGGCGTGTCCCCCGTGGCGCGGGTGATGACCCAGCGGCCCCCAATCCACTTGACCATGTCGTGGGTGTCGTCCCCGAGGTCGTACCAGACGGTCTTGGAGTCGCCCCCGAGCCGCACATTGGCGTCGAAGGTGCGTCCCCTGGCAATGGCAATGCCGATAGCCCACGCCCGGATCTCGTCGACGGCCCTGGCCGAGAGCATTTTTCCCGGGGCGTCCTGAGCACATATGAGGTAGAGCATGCCTACGAAGCCTTCGGACCTGACTGCGACCGTGTATCTGCGGGCATCTACCCACAGATCCACGAATACGTCGCCATTGGGGGTCTTCCAGGGCTTGAGTCGATCCTGGACGAGGCGGAACAGGCCCGCAGGTCCAATGATCGTGGAATCTTTCGTCTCTTCGGTCATGTGTCCTCCTTGCACGAAGCCATTGAGAATACCCGAGGAGAGGCCTGGGCGCAACCCCGCAAGACCCCTGTCCTCGTAGGGCCATATAACCCTACAAAGTGTGGGGTTTTAGCGGCCCAGGGAGCCCTGCACCCAAGACGTAGTCGGATTGGGCCGACCAATTTGGGGACCGGGGTCGAGAATAGTTGACATCTCTTGACTTTTCCCCTATATTGGTAGAGCCTGCCGCCCCCACACCCAAAATCATATAGGATGTGAGTGCATCCTATGGGATCAGGTGGGTAAAATTTTAGGTAAATTGCTGTGAAGGTGTGAAGGTTGTGAAGGTATTTTTCGTACTTTTCCACCCTATAGGGTTACATCCTTCTAGATGGAGAAACATAAGAAAAAACCTTCACAACCTTCACAAATCCAAATTCCCCAATCAAATCAACACCCTAGGTCCGTGAAGTTGCCCCCGGCCCACCCTCACAAACCTCACAAAAACCCCCAATTTTGCCTCCTCCATGATCCCCACAAAGCCCATAGGATGCACCCACATCCCATAGGACGTGGGGGTGGGCCAATTTTGTGAAGGTTGGACCTCCCGAGGTCAAAAATGGGGTCAAAAACCCCACAATCCCATAGGATGTGGGCACATTTTTTGTGATGTAGGGAGGGCGGAGCCTACACTAGGTACCCTGGGCGGGGCCCCGAGTCAACCCCAAAATTGAAAATTTTGCACCCAGGGGGGGATAGGAGGACTTAGGGGCAGTCCTCTTCGACCATCATTGCCACGAGGTCTCGGAAAGTGACCGTGGGAGCCCAGCCCAAAGCCTTAATTTTTGTGGGGTTACCCAGGAGGTGGTGAACTTCCGCAGGCCTGAAGAACTTTGCGTTGATCCGCACGAAGTCCTTCGGGTCCAGGCCCACGAGGTCCGAGGCAATGTCTAGGAATTCCCTGATGCTGTGGGTCTCGCCCGTGGCCACGACGTAGTCTTGGGGCGTCGGCTGGGTCATCATGAGGTGCATGGCCCGCACGTAATCCCCCGCGAACCCCCAGTCGCGCCACGAGTCGAGGTTCCCCAGTTCGAGGAATTCTTGCCGGCCCCCCAAAATGGCACCAATACCCTTAGTTATTTTGCGGGTAACGAATTGGGGGCCACGGAGGGGTGACTCGTGGTTGAAGAGGATGCCAGAGCAGGCCCAGACCCCGTGGGATTCCCGATAGGTGCGCACGATGTGGTGGCCATAGAGTTTGGCCGTGGCGTAGGGGGAGACTGGCAGGAAAGGCGTGGACTCGTCCTGGGGTCCTGGGGATTGGCCGAACATTTCGGACGTGGAGGCTTGGTAGAAACGGGTAGGAAGCCCCATTTTGTGGATGGAATGGAGGAAGTTTAGGGGTCCTAAGGAGTTGACCTGGGTTGTTGCGTGGGGGTTGTCCCAGGAGGTGCCCACAAAGGACTGGGCTGCGAGGTTGTAGATGTGGTCGAATTCCATGCGGACGAGGGTCGCGCAGTCACTCAGGTGGGATACGTCGCATAGGTGGAGACGGACACTGCCTGCGATGCCCAGGGCATGTAGGTTGGAGAGGTTTGGGGCGTGGGAACGGATAGTGCCTGAGACGTCCCAGCCGAGGTTGAGGAGATGGGCGGCGAGGTAGGCCCCGTCCTGTCCCGTCACGCCAGTAATGAGGGCTTTCATCCCAAAACCCTATCCCACAATTGGGCTGAATGCAACTGAAAAATGCAAAAATTTCTGCCTCGGGGGGTTCCCAACCCCAACAACACAAAGGGTCCTGTTTTTTCCCCTGGGGTCCAACTTCGACCTCCAGGAAAAAATCCCCGGCATTTTAGATAATAACTTGGAGCATTTTAGAATAGACATCTTGTCTAAAATTTTAACTAATGGTCCAGCAAAAGCCCATGATATTTCTACCATGGGCTAATGCTTAGGTGTTTTGCATCATGTTGGCGAAAATGACCACGTGCCGACCATACGGCCGAATTTCGAATTGGTCGCCGTGGTCATAGACTCGGCAACGGGCGCCGCTCAGACCGGCCCAAGCCTTGATGCGGCGGACGATGGCGCGGCGGCTTACGCTGGAATCCGCAGCGATTTCGCCGCGCTTCACCCAGCAATAGTTCGCTTCGCCGCAGAAAGTATCCGTCATTTCGGTTCGGTACATCATAATCCTCCAATCGGATCGCCCAATGCGATCTACCCCGGTTTGTACCATGCCCGTGGCTGGCGTGATGCGATATTTTTGCGGGGGTACCATGCGCCAAAGTCATGTGGATTTAACTAAAATGCTTGGTATACCACATACCATGTACCATGGATTTAGTTAAAATGCTTGGTATACCGTATGCCGTATGCCGTATGCCGTATGCCAGATCCCCCGGCTTTAGCTAAAATGCAACTAATCTTTAGCTAAGATGCGCGGTATACCAAATACCGTAGGACATGTACCTAGCAACTAGCAACACCTAGCAACTAGCAACTAGCAACAATCCATAACAAATAACCTAAGATCAATAGTTAGGACTCCACGTGAAGTTGTGAAGGTTAAAACACCCCCTAAAACACACCCCAAAATCACTTTTTTCGAGCAAAATGGTCTACAACCTTCACAACCTTCACAAACCCAACAATATCAACGCCTTAGCGCCCATCTTCCCGCCCCATCCCGCCTTCACAACCTTCACAATCTTCAATCCCCCATCCCCCACCCCCCCAAATAAATATCCTAACAATATCAAGCACTTAGCTTTTTGGGCCATGCAAAGCCCGTGCCAACCGGTCATGCGGCCGGCGCAACCCTGCCCTGCAAAGACACCGCTGGACCCCGGCCGTCCCCCCTGGCAGCATCCAGGGGCTGGCATCCTTGGCAAGGTTCTCCTCGAGCTTGTCGCCCAGGGATTACTCTTCAACGCTGTCTACGATGAACACTCTGAAACTTTCACAATCAACCTCACAGGAGGCTACTAATGCGTCCCATCTATAAAATTGCTCAAGAGATTTCCCAAGATTGGAAGGCACCCTATTTCGGTGCGGTCCCCTATCTCAGGGCAATGCACACCCTGAGAGACCTCTCTTCCTCCTATGGTCAGGACGACGCTCGAGGTATTCTCCTCTACTTCCTCTCGAACTCTGGTCGATGGAAGGGGGAGACGGCCCGCCGGATCAAGGCCGAGATCCGCACAGCCTTAAAGGTGTCCTGATGCCCGACACCTTCACCTATCGGGGACAAACCTACACCCTTGCCCACGGGAACCCCTTCGACAGAGGTGCTGCCGATTCCTATTACGGTCGGCGCCGTGATCCCCATCACTGGCCCGAGGGAACCTACGTAGGGACTCGGATCGAAGCTTCCGACATGTCCCCCGCCGAAATCGAAGCCTATCAGGCAGGCTATTCCTTCAACGAAGAGCATGGTGCCAAGAAAGATTGGGGCTATACACTCAACCCAGATCAGGAGAATTCAGATGGCTGACCAACTCCGTCAACAGGTCTACGATACCGTAGCCGCACACCTCCTCACCCAGGGGCGACCTGCGAAGATCGTCATCAAGTCTGTCGCCCGATGCGCATATCGCGACCACCAAGGATTCAGATGCGCTGTCGGCTGTCTGATCCCCGATGACAGGTACGATTCGGCAATGGAATCGAAGACCCCCCGCGAACTCAAACGCGAGTATCCGGACCTGCTCCCCGACGTGCCTATCGATTTGCTCCACGACCTGCAGCATAGCCATGATAATACCCTCTATCATGAAGGCCTCCACCTTTGGGCACGCCACATGCTCAGTATAGCCAAGAGATGGGAACTTGATCCCGCAATCATCAAGACATTCCTGGAGAACTCAGATGACACTCCGTGACATCATCAATGTAGCGTTCAACATCCTTTCAATCTCGCTCCTGATCGGAGTCCTAATCTTCTCTCTAGCTCTTTGAGGTTCACATGACCGACGTCATCACGGGTCCCGACATCCTTCGCTACCAAGCTGCCGTCATCAAGACCGCCCTCCTAGCCCATATCAGGTCCCGGGGTCGACTCCGAGTCACCCGAACGGCATCCCCGGGCCGACTCCTGCAGGCAGCTTCCCGCCTCACCAAGGTTCAGTACCGCCGAGGCCAATATCTCAAGGCAATCTCCGACCTTTCGCAGATCATTGATCCTTTAGGAAGCACGCGCAACCCATAGGAGGCAGAGTTATGCCCAAGTCCGCAATCCCGCGACTCTCACGGGCCACTACCAAGATTCCCTATGCCCAACTCTCGGCAGATCTACGATCTCACGTCAATTATTGGCATGAAAAGATTAGCGATGCGCCCATGAAGACATACGACAGACTTTCCGCCTATCAGAGAGCGTACTGGCAGTACCTTACCAAGATCGCAGCCAAAGAACTTTCCCCATCCACACCCTTCCGCAAAGGACAATGACATGACTCAGATTCATCAGATCGTCGACACGTTTGCGGACCTCAAGGCCCGCATCCATGAACTCGAGGCTGAAGCTACTCGGCTCCGTGCCATGATCGTAAATCATAATCCTACGAACGGTATCACCTACGAGACAGGCCGCCACGTGGCGACAATCTCCTGGTGCCTCGCCCCCGATTCCATCGACCGGAAAAGACTCTTCTCACTCGTCTCCAAGTCCCACCTGATGGACCAGGGGATTGTCACTCCAGGCCCAGGCTATTTCCGCCTCTCATTCAAGAGGACAGCATGAACGCCCAGATCTATTGGGTCGGCCTCTCGGTCGTGCCTGCAGCCCGCAATCCCCAGGCCCAGGCTGAACTCATCTGCGGACCCTACTGTCATCGGGATCAGGCTCAATCCCAGGCCGACGCCATGACCAGCCAGGACCTCGCCTTCGAGGTATTCGTCCAGAACATATCAGTCATGCCTTCCCCGCGCTATCAGGCCGGCTGACGCCATGCCATTCTACTTCGTCTTGATTGTCCTGACTTTCATTTTCCTCCTGAGGTGACCTATGATTCTCAATATCTCTGAGACCCACGAGGCCCAGGGTCTACGTAAGCTTTGCGATTTCAAGATCGCATCGAACGGGATCATGATCCGGGCACTTACCCAGAGACTCTACTCGAACCCCATCGCGTCGGTCGTCCGGGAACTAGCATGTAATGCCCTCGACGCCTGCCCCTCCGTGCCCATGTCGATCACTCTTCCGTCTGACTTCAACCCCTCGTTCACGATCCGGGACCACGGCCCAGGCCTGTCCGAAGATCAGATGATCAACGTCTTCACTGCCTTCGGAGAGAGTACGAAGCGCCACACCAATGAGCAGATCGGAGGCTTCGGCCTGGGTGCCAAGTCCCCCTTCGCCCTGGGCAATTCCTTCACCATCGTCTCATACCACGCAGGTATCCGGGCCACCTACATAGCGTCTGTCGGAGAGGACGGAATGCCCGGCCTGCACGTCGTCGACGTAGCCCCGACCCACGAATCAGGTCTCGAAATCCAGGTGCCGGCAGATCCCCGCGACCTCCCCAAATGGACCGAGGCCCTCGATCAGATCCGCCTATTCACTCCTGCCCCCCTCGTCAAAGGCATACCCCTCGGACAACCCACCTATGCATACGACGATGGGCAGATTGCCATCCCCCATCCAGACCAGATGCTCAAGGTTCGTCCGACAGTCCTCGTGGGTCCAGTCGCCTATCCCCTCGACCATCCCGAGATTCGAACCTCTGTGCCGGCCATCCTGCGCTTCCCCATCGGGGCCATTGAAGTCACAGCTTCGCGAGAGGCCATCGTCTACAGTCCCGAAGTTATCCGCACCTTGCGTGCCCGGTACCGGCAAGTTGTCCCCGTCTTCGAGAAACTGGCCGAGAACCTCCTCCCGCTAGCCTCCGTTCCTCTCGTCCAGAAAATTATCGATTGGCACCCCACCCTCTACGAATGGAAGTGGAAAGACCTCTTTCTGATCAGCCCTGTCCGCATCACGTCCCTCCACAAGGCGCGGTGGCAGCGGTACTATAGCTTGCCTCGGTCGTCCTGGAAGATCAACTGGCAGGACTCCATCGACTTCGGCTCTGATGACACGCTCGTATACCTCGATACGATGGACAAGTGGCAAGCCCGCCTCCTCGCCAGGAATCTTACGGGCACGGTCGTCATTACAGACAGCCCGTCAATCTTCGAACTTAAATTGCCTGTCATCAGCATCTCCACCCTTCCCGTCCCCGCCCCCAAGTCTGCCGGCAAGGCCGCTCGATCTCGCATCTACAGCGTCGCGGGGGGAAAACTCGTCGAACACTCGGGGACCCCTTCCGGACACTACCTGCGGGTCCGCTCCAAGAAGAACCTTCATCTCGTCTACGACAAGAAAAACGAGTCGATTGCTCCCCTCTCCCCGTCGAGCTTTACGGCCATCGAACAGCGCCTGGGTCACCCAGTCTTCCTGGCCACGACCCCCGTCAAGGACATGACTGACGTGACGGCGCGGCATAGGTCCCTCGTTGACGATTGGTTCCGCACCCACTACGAGGAGTGGGCCACCTATAGTGAGTACCTGCAGCTTTATCTGGGATCCGATAACGATGCCTTCTTTCAGTTCCTTTATGCCCAGAACTTACTTCCCCCCGAGCCTTCAATTCCTCCCGGCTGGGGTCCTGATATCTCCCTCTACTACTCGTACCCGATGCATCGAAGGGCCGGGTCTTCCGCCTACTGGACACCCCTCCTGACCGCCTTAAAGGCTCGGCTCCCCGACCTCTTCTGGGTTGCCAGGAAACTTGACTGCGCCGATCCCCGGTCCATCCAAATCCTTTCCCGCCTGATCTAAGGAGACTCTCATGTATCCCTACATCATCACCTCGAACAGCGTGACTGTCGTGGCAGACTCGATCCTGACCATGACGGCCACTCACCCCGACTACTCTAGTGTCCTCGCCCATATTCGGGCGGGGAACTGGGACGAGGCTGTCCTCCTGATGACCCCACGCAAGGTGGTCGAATCCTGGGTCGACTCGAACATCTCCATCTCCGACGACACGGTCTATTACAAAGGCCGGCCCGTCTCGAACGCAGTCGTCCCCGTCATCCTCAAGATGAAGTCCGAAGGATTCGACTGCCAGCCCCTCATGCGATTCCTCGAACGCCTCCAGGACAACCCCTCGATGCGATCCCGCGATCAACTTTGGCGCTTCGTCGAATCCAACTCGATCACGATCACACCCGAAGGCATGCTTCTTTTCTACAAGAAGGTCAGGTCCGACTGGTACGATTGCCATACGGGCAAGACCCACAAGTACGAGCCGGGATCGGTCCACACCATGCCCCGGCCTAGTGTCGATGACGATCCCGAAAGGACATGTTCGGCAGGCCTGCACGTCTGCAGTCTGTCCTACCTCTCGACCTTCGGGGGCGACCGGACCATCCTCGTTGAGGTGTGCCCGGCCGACGTAGTCGCAGTCCCCATTGACTACCAGAACTCGAAGGTGCGAGTGTCCCGCCTGCGAGTCGTTCGCGAAATCGACAGCCCCGTCCAGATGCGGACTGTCGAAGACTCTGATTCCATCCCCTTCTGAGGAGAGACCCAATGACCCAAGAAGTTACCATCACCTCAGTCCCCGACCTTCTCGACCATTTCAACAAAGTCCTTACCGCATTCACGGAGCAGCTGCCCGAGGTCGAAGCTACGGGACTCCGTCTTCAAATCCTCATAGCACTCGCTACCCACACCCTCGTCTTGCAAGTGCAGGATCCCGTCGCCTTTGCTGAAAACTTGTTCTTTCCCAAGATGCTGGCGACCGTCAAGGCAGCAAGCCAATTCGTCCAACTTCATGAGGTAGGAGGACTACCCAATTGATGGATACAGATCCCGAAGAGATGACCCCCGAAATCAGGGAGAAGATTTGTGCCAAACTCATCCCGATCATTCATAGGTTACGACGAGCACGGGCAGATGCTCCCCAACCCGACCCCAGTTCCCCCGATAGCCCAGAAGATTCGGGAGTGCGAGGATCGGGCAGTCCAGGCTGAATGGGAAGGTGACTTCTCCATGGCCACCTTCTACTACCACATGGCATCCCACTATCGGGGCCGTGCCGCCCAGGGAGAGACCCATGCCCCACCCTTCTAGGTTCAGGGACGCACTCGTCGGTCGACTGGCCGAGTCCCACCACGCAATCCACTTCCCATTCAAGCCGTGGCATACGCTCACACCCGAGGAGCGCATGGCCTGGGAGCGAGACGTGTACCAGTTCCTCGATGCCTGCGATCATGCCGGCATCATCCTGATCGAGAGTGAGGACCGATGATCCTAGCCCTGCTCATCTGCGCAGCCACGTGCGAGGGGATCCACATCCCCTTCCCCACCTTCGACCAATGTCAGAAAGCAGCCCGGTCGATCCCCCCACTCCTCCGATCTGGCGGGGTGGGGGTGCGGGCAGAATGTTTCTCAAGGAGTGAGCCATGAGGAAGACACCAGGACAACGCATTACCCACAAATTGTCAGACAAGTTGCCCCTCATGGCAGACCAGAAGTACCTCGTCTCCTCGGTCGACCGTGCCATCCGACGTGCCCAGGCCGAGGCGTGGGACCAGGGGTTTACTGAGTGTCGCAAGAATGGCCAGGAGGGATGGGGAACTCCCCGCAATCCTTACCGACCCCCTGTCCGAATCCGCCGGGAGAAGTGACATGGAGATCAAGACTTGGGTCGAACGCTGCAACGACCACCCCGACCACCAGACAGGCATGGTCAGCGAGGGCATGATCCGCGCGCGGATGG